TAGTATTATCGTTTAAATATTCATAATCTGTAATAAAGAAATAGTATCGTCTATTTTCTTTCTGATTAGTAAAATATCCATAATTATATTTTAACAAATCCTCATAGAGTTTAGGGACTTTTAATAAGCCCCTATCCCTACGAAAATTAAAAAGACTTTCAAACTCAAGTTTATTATATCGATTAAAAAAATCATCTCTTATTTGATTATCATCAAAATGGATTGTGTTCTGAATATTTACTAATTCTGTATTTTCATAAAAAACAAATTTAGTTAAATTCATGTTAATTATCGCTTTCTATATATTTTGCTTGTTTAAAAACAGTATCTTTAAATAGTCTTACATGTCCCGTATTTTCTTTTTCAGAATTATTTATTTCATCTTCTAAAATCTCAGTTGTTCCTAAATATAGTTTTTTACTAATTTTATTTACCCCTTTAAAAGAATTATCTGTATACAAACAACCCTGACGATAATATCGTTTAATATCTGTTATATCTTTTAGATAAATTTTAGTAATATCTGTAGCAATAGCCCCTATAGCCTTAATAGTTAGAATAGGTTCGTTTTCACCAACTTCATAAAATCTATTATTAGTACCACTAGTTTTATAAGCAAAAATTATATTTTCAAAAGATACTTTTTGTTTGCTTGTGTAATGTTCATCATAAGAAAATACACTTTCGTATTTTTCATAGTCTTTCTCAGTATTATAAGTTACTTCTTCATCTAGTGTAAATTCTGTTAAATCTGAAATAGTCCCAAAATCTTTTGATGATACTTCATATTTAATAGAAGAATTCGGTTTATCTGATGTTATATTAACCCATTCTAAACTAGCTATATCAGCTTTTTCATTTTTGTATACAATATTAAATAGTAATTCTATTCTATAAGTATTTACTGTTTGACCGTCACCATCAACATTTTTAAAATCAATCGTAATTATACCATCATCATTATTTTGTGTTAAAAGATAATTACTTTCTATTTTCACATTAACATTTTTATTTTTCCTATTATAATATTCTGATGTTAGCCATGGCCAATAATTTTGTTTTTGTCTTTTTTTAAAAACTTCACTTTCAAAATAATTAATTGATAAAAAACGATTATTATATTGATAATTTGAGTAATCTTTTACTAATTGCCCACTATAGATTCCGTGTGAAAATAAATAATTTTTAAGAGATAATCTCATAACTTACCCCCTTATTTTACCATCAAATCATTTTGTTTATCTGTAGTAGTAGCATGACTAGCTAAGTAATTAATCTTATCTTCACTAGTATATACATTAATATTACCAGTAACAAGATTTACATTTTCTTTAAATGTAGTAGTTCCAATCTCATTATTAGTAATACCCCCACTAGCAAAGACACTATTTAACATAGCTTGTAATGATTGCTCATTTTTAGTTAGCTTATTAAGTGCTGATGTGCTATCAGCCAGCGCCTTAGCTAAATCGTTAATCTGTTCTTGGGTCATGCCTTGGTTTTGTTGACCTTGAATACCACCAATTTTTTCATCAATCTTTCTTTCAAATTCTTTCATCTTTTCAGTCATCGCATTGTTTCGTTGGTCAACTTCTCGCAAGATGTCTGCTTTTAAGGTTTCAAGTTTTTGATTGAGTCCTCGGAGGTCTTTGTTGAGTTCTAATAAGTAGTTAGTAACATCCGGATTATAAAGACCGTCATTTTCTATTACTAAAGAGTTAGGACTTTCTAAATCCTTGTATTGTCCGTCTAGTTGTTGATAATGTAATCTCTTGACTAGTTTTGATAGCACTAGTTCACATTTTAGATTAATAACATCATGCCAATTAATACCACGTTCTTTTCCCTCGTCAATCCAGTCAAATTCCTTTGTGTAATGAATTGCGTTTGTTGATTGTACATTAATATTACGACGTGCAACACGGTTAGTAAGCCATGTTAATTTATCTAAATAACGGTTAGTATTAGCTAGATAATCATAGTAACTTGGTGCATTTGTATTGTAATCCCGTCTATCATCATACCATGGTTGATAATGGTTTTCTAAAGACCAATTAGTAGACCATGGATATTTTGAATGACTTTCCATTTGATTAAAATTATCTTGATTTCTTTCTTCCATTTATATTTTACCCCACTTGTGAGAATAAAGCTAAGTCTAGTTTATTCCAAAATTCATTAGTAATTTTCTGATAATCAATTAAAGTTTTTAAATCGTGATTTTCTGATTGATAAGTTGAAACATTACTATTACTAGTTTTACCTTTATTAATAGATAAATCATCTGCATAATCAATACTATCTTGATTTAAAGTTACATTTGTTTGTGTTTGAGGTTGCGAACTATTAATATTATTTGTTCTATTTTCACCCTGACTATCACTTGTAGTTTTTGTATGACTTTTACCTTTTAACCAATCATCAATATCATACATGTTTTTAATTGTATCTTGATGTTCACTAACAAAACCAACTAATAAATTATTCCATAAGTCAATTGTTTGCACTTTTATTTTACGATTGTAAAATTTACTTAAAAGTTCTTTTTCAAAACGTTTTCTATCATCACCTAAAAATTGTAACCCATAAGTCAAATAATATTGTACTAGATATGTTAATTCATTCCCATCTTCTTCGTAGTTACTTATCATTCTACTAATATTGTAGTTTGGATTGTTGTGATAAAGTTGATTAAATTTATTAGTAAAATTCGTTTCAATGTCTGCATTATCAATCAAACTTGTTAAAAGACTATATAGTTTTACTGTCATTTACTTAACATCTCCAATTTTTCAAGGCTTGAAAGTTCTTTTACCATGTTTTCAGAAAATTCAGCGTGTATATCCATTTCATATCTTTCATTAAGAAATTTAAAAGCATTATTTCTAGCAAACAAATAGATATTCTCATTAGATTTCTTGAAAGAAGCATTTGATTGTGCTTCTTCATCCGAAACACCACTTTCTTTATCAACACCAAGAGATGAAAGACCCAGCATAGAATTAAGTTCAGATAACTTGTTTTGAAATTCTCTTTTCAATTCTGTTAATGTTGATGTAATATTTCCGTTATCAAAACGAATAATATTTTCGTTTACATCAAATTGTACTGATGTTTTAATTGCTGGCGCACCATTGAATAGGTCATCAATCACTTCTTCTAAATCGTCACCGTTTAAATCACCCCTAAAAAAAGTCATTACTTTTGCTTGTAAAATAAGACTAAAGCGTGATAAAGAAATTTCAGCAATTTCTTCTGCATAATGTTCTATAATTTCATAATCATTAATATAATTATATACCTTGTTTTGAATAACAATAAAATTACCATTTTTATTATATTGATTAAGTTGATTATATTCTGGTAAAATATACGCTTCATTAATGATAAAATTAATATCTTTTTTAGTATATGTCTTAGGTAAATAATAATCAAAATTATTTTTATTACTTAAATTTACATATCCCAGAATTACAATATCACCTGTCACATCTTCACCAATAGCAACATTATAGTTATGTCTTAACATGCTTTCTAGTTGAATTAAATCAACCTTGAAACGTTTATCGATATTTTCATAAGATATTGTAAATGGTAAAATTTCAGCGTAACGGTTATATATAAGTTTATAAAACCTATTTCTATGAGAAACGACCCTTTGCTTTATCTTCTCTTTAAAAGATGTTTCTATTGTGTTAAAATCCATTTATTCCCCTTATTATAAAAAATAAAGGGGGCGTATATACCCCCTTAAGTTTATCCGCCGATTACAATTTTATTGTAAAATGGTGAGATTGATTTAAAGCTATAGTAATGAAGCCAATAGTTCCACTCCTTAAACTCAGGATTGAAGAAATTAACTATCATGTCTTTCGTGTACTGTTTGTAGCGAATTGCTCGCTTATCAAGCACCAAAGCAAAGTTTTCAGTTGTTGGCTTGATTTCTTGTACCTTATCTGCTCCAAAAATTGATGTTACATCAAAAGTAAAGATTGTTCCAGCTTCAATTACGTCACCTTTTTCTGATTGATAGTCACCCATTGCTGAAAGTTTAGTAATTTGGTCATTTGTTGACAAAGTGAAATCTTCTTTAAGTTTATACACACCGCCCAAATCATTAAATGAAATGATTTTATTAGTAATATCCAAACCTTGAATATTATAGCTTGTTGCAATTTGTGTATTCAACAAGTCAGCTTTAATTTCATCACTTGTAATAATTAGCAAATCATCAATACTTGATACTGTTGTATATCGTCCAAGTGCTCCACCTGACGCTGTAGATGTTTCATTATATTTATCTGAGTTATTTTGCATGTTCAAAATAGCAAGTGACAATTTCTTAATGACTTCTTCTTTAGTAGAAGCTGTTCGCTTTTCTTTAGCAACATTTAAAGCATACTCAATAAGCATTGCTTTAAACTCAGCCTCTTCCGTAATGTTGATGTCAGAAATTTTCTTCTTAAGAACACCGATAGCATATTTTGTAGCGTCAGCAAGAGTAATAAAGTTTTGGCGTACATCGTTATCGTTAAGGGTAAATTTAACTTTACGAAACCATGAGTTACCATAAATTTTGGAAGCAATCAAAGGATAGTTACGTTTAAGGAACAATTCCTCTTTTTTAGATAGATTCATATCTACTGGTACACTATCCAAAATTACATATTCTTCTGAATACTGACCGATAAAATCTTGCTCAACTGCAAAGCGTTGAAAACGATTTCCAAGAATTTCTGAAACAAGTTCTGTTTCAGCCAATTTAGGGAACAAGAATTTATTAACGAATGTTTCAAACTCTGTTTTATTAGTAGTAAGATTTCCACCGAAAGTCCAAGCTGTTCCATTAGCCTTGTTAAATTCAATTAACGCATGTTTAGAAGCTTTAGTAATTCCATTTGGCATTAAGCGTTACCTCCTAAATTTTGTAATTTGCGTGTGTATTCATCAGATTGTGTTGTTTCGTTGATAGTCATTGAGCTATTTAGTTCATTTGATTTATCAAGCTTTTCTGCATTATAATGTGATTTCATAAAGTCCATTTATTTTTCCTCCAAAAGTTTTGCAATTTCGTCTTCTGACTCTTGTTCTAGTGTTTCTTCTGGTGTTTCTTCTGTTGTTTCTTCTGGTGTTTCTTGTCGTGTAGAAGCCTTAATCGTTTCCACATCGTTTTTTAAACCCTCAAGAAATGCAATCAATTCTTCTTTTGTGTTAAGTTCCATTTTTTCCTCTTTCTTTTTTTTTTTTAATATATAAATGCATAAGTAACAATATTTACAGCATATTTATATTTCTTTTTAGTAAAGCCGTTATATAATTCAGTATTCATGTTTATATTAAAACGTTTGATACGTCTCATTAAACCAGATATGCTATGTTCTCTAATAGCTAAAACTGCCATAAATTGTGTTAAATGTTTATGATATTCTCTATCTACACTATTATATTTTATTTCTCGTTTAATATCAGCAAATTCTTCTAATATTTGTTTATATTTACCACTAATAAGACTAGACAATTCAACATATGTTGCTGGAGAATTAATTATTATAGGGTCTTTTAAATGGCTATATAAATTAGTATATAAAACATCTGTTGCTTTTTGTAACATATCTAAATCCGTAACATAAGACCTAGCTATTTGTACACCAGATCTATAAGATTTATCACCACGATTTTTAACAAATATATTATTAGCATATTCCGAACTATCGTAAACTGTATATTTATAACCTTTTGATGGTGCACGTGGTAGTGCCATCTTTCCTGAAATAGATTTACTTTCATATCTATCCCAGTATTTTTTATCGCGTTTCATACATTATTAAAATGGAAGGTCGTCTTCTGAAACTTCCAACTCTCCAAATGGATTAGTTGCTTCTACTTCTAGGATTGTACCTAATGGTGCAAGAATTGCTGTAAGTCGGTAAAAATCATTCTTTCCTTTTTTTGCTTTTACTTTTGTAATGTTTAGGATTACGTTTTCCTCTGTGTACAAATTAGGGATTGTATAACCGTTTTCATCTTCAACTGTCATAATCATTTTTTGTGGTGCCTCATCTTTTGCTGATTTATAATGTTTTACAGTTTTAGCTGATTTTACAATAGTGAAACTTTCTCCCCCTTTTTCTTCAGGTTTATAAAATGGAAGACCAAATTTTTCAAGTTTTTCAATTTCTTTTTTATTTTTTGGCACAATGTAAACTGTTTTAGTAGGTGTTTCTTGTTTGAAATCTTCTGATACTTTGTTTGATGTTGCAGAAATGCGTCCTACAAGGTTAATTGATGTAAATTGTTTTTGTTCTTTTGTCATTGTTATTTTCCTTTTCTTTTCGTTGTTGTGTTATATAATTCCATAATATAGTAACTATCTTTTAGTATAGTAAATAAGTAGTTAAGTTGTAAGTTGTTATAGTAACCCAAAATACAAGTTTCTAGTTCTTCTAATATATAAATTACTAAAGCTTTATATGTTGGGTCGCGCTCCTTATAGCGCTTAATAGCGCTAATGATGTCGTTTAAAACCTCTTGTCGAATAAAATCACCCCCTTTCAATTGGTAATGTAATAACATTATAAATTTTACAATTTAAATTTATATGTTCTCTTACTTGTTCAATAGTTAATTCTGTTTCGTTATTAAAATAATCTTCTAAAATTTCATTAACTCTATTTAAAAATTCATCTGAAATTTTATTATCATATTTTACGAAATAGTATAATAAAACACCACAATATAGATTTTCAATTTTTGCTTCATAACGTTTTTTTTGTTCGTTTAATATTTGAGTAGTAACAATCATTTTAATATCTCCTTAATATTTTTTGTAAAAATGTATTTTTGTTTTTCATTATCATATACCATAAATTTAGATGGTGATTGATATTTACCTTTTTTAATATTATATAATTTTCGGTAATATTCATTAAATTCTAATTCTAATCTTTTCTTAATGGTATTGTTATCAAGAGAAGAAGAAGAAGATATTTGTAATTTTATAATCTTCTCTCCACGATAACCATTACTGTTATGTTCAGGTGATGGTTCTAAAACTCTATCCATCAATTTTTTAAAGATTGATAAAGTGTGTTCATTTGTATCTTGTGGATAAAGATGGAAAATAAGTTTAAATGTAAGTTTTGTCATAATATTGACTCCTTTTTTTTTATTTGTGAATTAAGTATATCATTCTTTTTTTTGTTTGTCAAGCATTTTTATAAAAATTTTTCAAAAAATTTTAAAGCTATAAATGGTAAGTTTAAAAGTAATTGCCAAATAATAAAATCTTGTAAAGTCATTAATATATTTCCTTTCTTTATTTGATAAATTTATTATACACTTTAAAAAAATAAAAGTCAATACTTTACATTATATTTAATAACTATAACACATTATAAGTTATTCCTATAACCAACCCACCAACCACACCACCAAGTAACCCAATCCAGAATGCTCCTAGAAGCTCGTAGGAAGCCCTATAGTCCATTCTAATTGATTGTTAGTGTTATTGTCCCAGCTAACGTTACAATTTGATAGACGACCTCTCATATCTATCTATTATACTATTCCTATTATATTATATTATATTTTAGGGGGGGTATAATATGTTGGTTTTTTTGCCC